TTTCGTGTCTTCAAATAGAGGTTCTCGATTTAGCCATAAAACATTTTCGCTCAATTGTCAGAAAGAATGTATTATTAGGCCTCGTTTTTTCTACCGCTTCTGGTTCTCTCAGTCTTTCGCAAATGGGCTCGACTCAACAACGCCTTGTATACAACGCGATTTTTACTGTAATGAGTTTTAGCATAGCCATTTTTACAGGACTCATAAAGATATACCAAATTCAAGAACGTCTAGAAGAAATAATTCAATTGAAACAAGAATGGATTGGGTTCTCTGTCGTTATTACAACCGAAGTCCAACTCCCTGTTGGAGAGAGAACATTGGCCCTAGAACTCATTTCCAAAAATAAAAATAAGTATCTAGATTTACTGAAACACGATGTGGATATCCCCAATTTCATTAAAAAACAGGCCAATAAAAACCTCTACCATGACAAAGAACAGTATTTCAAGAATCTGAATAAATATAAGAAACTCAAAGAGATTTCGTGTTGTACCGACGAGCAGTCTTTTTTGGCCGCCGCTCGTGCGTTCGAATTGGAAAAAGACGAATCTATTCTTCCTGAAAAAGAACCCGAAAAATGCCAATGGGCAAATTGCGCCTCTTTTGGATTTTATCAATGCTGTTTTTTTATTTTGGAATTGTATAAATATTATTTTAATAATAAAGACAAATATATTGGGGAAAAAACAGCGCTTTCGAATATCATACTTTCCGTTATTATGGAAGAAGAGAATGAACAACGGTCGGCCAAAAATATAGAATTATTAAATACTATTCGAGAACGTAAAACACGATTGGAGAAAGACATGGCGGCTTTTGCACTAGAAATGCGGAGTAATAAAATGCAATTCAAAGATTCGATGTTGGGGTAAACGTAGTGATATTATTTCTTCTTGACCTCCTTTTGGAAGACTTTTTATTATTTTTTGTTGATATAAAAAATAATATATTTGTTCACTCTAACAAACCGCCCCATTGAAACTCGCCGGAAGTTCATTGATTTCAATACCATAATGTCTCTCAATCTTTTTCATAATATCTACATCTTGCTTCGTGATAAAATTAATAGCCATTCCCTTACGACCCCAACGTCCGCTTCGACCAATACGGTGTAAGTATTTATGCGGGCATTTTGTAATATCGAAATTAATAACTGTGCTAACCTGTTGGATATCAATACCACGAGCTGTGACATCAGAAGAAATGAGAACACGGAAAGACCCCGTTCTAAAGTTCTGAAAAGCACGGTCTCGTTCCGTCTTATCCATAGAACTATGAATATAACAAACGGAAAAGTCCTCGTCGGTCATCGCCTTATATAAATCCGTAACTCTATGAATACTATTACAATAAATAATACATTGGCTTACACTAATCGCCGAAAATAAGTCTTTTAATGTATCATATTTATCACCATCATGGCGGACTGCCACATAGTATTGTGTAATACATTCTAGATTTAATTTTTCGGCCTCCATAGTTATTTCTACAGGATCCCTCATGAATTTCTTTGTCAAGTCTAAAATATCGGGTGGCAACGTTGCGCTGAAAAGCGCAACCTGAATCGACTCCGGCATAAATTGGAAAATATTATAAATCTGTGTTTTAAAACCACTCGAAAGCATTTCGTCTGCCTCGTCCAAAACCAAAATCTGGATATCTTTTCCATTGATATATTTCCTGCGAAACATATCATGAATTCTTCCAGCAGAACCTACAATAATATGTGGGCACGCATTCCTGATATCCTCTGCGTCCTCCTGAATAGACGTTCCGCCGATAAGGGTCTTTACACGAAGACCATTAAGAGTGGAACCCAACGCCTTAATAACATTTGATGTCTGTTTGACTAACTCGTGGGTGGGCGCCATAAGAAGCGCCTGGACCTTCGGCTTATTTACATCGATGATTCCTAGGGTTCCTATAGAAAACGCACCTGTTTTACCCATACCCGATTGGGCCTGGGCTATAACATCGCGTCTTTTCAAAATATTTGGTATTGCCTTCTTTTGGATCTCACTAGGGTTCTCAAATCCATAAGCATATATACCACGCAATAATTCTGTTGAAATATCCAGTTCATCCCAATTATTGATTTGAACTATTCCCTCTTCCTCCTTCTGAGGACCTTCGCTACTATCCACTCTGTTTTCCTCTGCCATTATATCTATATTCATGACATCTATTTAACTTGTTTTTTTAAAATTAAATATTATAGAATATACTCGACTACATAGTAAAAGTATTATTTCTAGGACATTTTACATGTTGGAATTAGGGTGAAGTAGGTTTATTTTTTAATTGTTCGTCTATATTACTTTTCGCTTCTATTTTTTCTAGTGCGTATTGTCCATAAGGTCCACAATGTTCTTCGTTTGATAGGTCGATTTTATTATTTATTTGTTTATTACAATTTTCGATTCTCCATCTACCAAGAGGCAAAGATACTTGTTTTGGTATTAGTTTTTTGATCATAGTTATTATATTCTTCATACTATTCAAGTATATTGATATCCATTTATATAAGTGCCGATGGTATATATTTGTTAAAAATCGATATAAAATAATATTTCGTTATTGATATAGACATGCCAACATATACTTTAAATGATTATCAAAGTATTAAAGACGCATTTACTCTACAACAATCAACACTAGATATAATTAATGAATTAGCAAAAAAATTCGGCGGGTTAATACCGACAGAACAAATCCGTCCTAAACCCAAAATGAGGGGTGGTTATAAACACTCATCAAATTCGAACGACGATTCATGGCAAACCATGCGCGATTTTAAAGCAACTGTTGTTGTGGACAAACAAGATAAGTCAAATGATATTCGTGTGGCATTAAATAAAATTTCAGCAAAAACATATGATACTACTAGCGAACTCATTATTGAAAAATTAAAAGAAATTGTTAATTCAAAAGACCAAGAAGAAATCCAAAAAACTACAACTATTATTTATAATACAATTAGTACCAATAAAACGTTCTCGGCCATTTATGCTAGATTTTATAAAACTTTAATCGAAATATTTCCTGAGATTTTTTCTACTAGCCAAATTCCAACAAATTTCATCGATTCTATTTCTACATTAAGAACGGTTGACAGCACAAATTTTGACGAGTTCTCAGCATATAACAAAGAAAATGATAAACGTAAAGCGACGGCGCTTTTTATAACAAATCTGGTGGCGATTGACGCGATGCCATTGTCGCAATTATTCTTCTTGACAAACTCGCTTTTTACATTAGTCAATGTATTTATTAGAGAACCTAATAAGGTAAATGAAGTAGAAGAAATAAGTGAAAATATTTATATTTTATTGACTAGTAATAAGTTGATTTTGGATAAATTACCTGAAGATATTAAAACAAATGTGGAAGAAATATCGAAGATGAAATTGAAAGAATGGCCGAGTATTACTTCAAGATGTATTTTTAAATATGTGGATATTGTTGAAAAATTGTATAAGTAGTATATCTTTATGACCTCTTTATAAAAATATTAAAAACAATATATTTATAGGCATCTTATAAATATATATTAAAAAAAACAAATGCAAATAAATACATTGAACAAGATATTATTCTTGACATTTCCAGAAGATATTATTTGCGAGATTTCATCTTATTTTATTAAAAAAATTCCAAAAGATGATACACGATGTAGCATCATTGAAAAATATCTTGTTTATAAACAGCGCTATTTAACTCAAGAATTTTATCCCGACGGCGAATTCCGTTATAATTTATTTCAATATCAAGGTAGTCCAAAACGTTATTTTTTATTATGTTTTTTTCCAGAATGGTTTATAGAATATCATTTTTGTATTGACTATAGAATAAATTCTATACGATTCTGGTTCAAAGATAATAAATGTGAAGTTCCTGTAGATGGGCGATGGACTAATTCAGGCGGCGAAAGTTCTTAATAACCTTTGGTTTTTTTAGACGATGAACAACCGATTTTTTATGTATCTTTTCTTGAATGAATGTGGGTTTTTTTGGAAATAAAGACTTATCACAAATAGCACACGTATCACAAGAAACCCTTTTTTTCTTGTAATAAATATGATTGGTATCAAAATTGTGAAAATACCAATTTCCAAAATGAAAATTAACAAACACTCCAATCGGAGGAGATTCTCTAATAGGAAGACTTATTTCTTCCGGTTTTTTCTTCGGATTTTTAGACAATAACCTTTCAGAGCAGCATTCATCGCAAAGCGTCTTTAAATCGACTTTATCCGGAATCATTACCTCTTCCATTTCGGATGGTTTCGTAAACAAGAAGGGTTGTTTTTCAAAATCGACTTTTTCTATGGATAGCACTTCCTCTTTGAGGCGTTCTTCTTTCTCTAACATTCTACCCGAATATAGGCTTTGGATAAAGCGAATTTTTTGTTTCATAGTAAACAACTGAAATAAATATTTATCCTGGTGATATTGCTGGATTAGTATGTGTGTTTGTATATTCTGGAAATCATCGACATTGATAATCGATTTCAGTTTCCCATTTATATCTATGACAAATTTTCCTGTAAATACGCAAATCAAATGTGCAAGTTCAGTTGGTAGTTCTCTGAATTTGTTTGACATTGTTTAAATAGGATGATTATGCTGTATCAATCAAGTATAAAATCACATCAATTTTATAACGGTCGTAAACGCATCTTATAGTACACCAGTCGGGTAAATGCCCCCCTTAAGTTCAACGGTCGATGCGATAATACACGCATCTTATAAAATTGAATTAAAAGTATATTGTATTAAAGAATAACACAATATGTCTGCCACAATGAACCAACAACCAGAAAAGAAGAAGCGTGTCAAGAAGGTCATCCCAACTTGTGATATCTGTGTCGAGCCATACAACAAATCAAGTAGATTATTAGTAAAATGCCCCTATTGTAATTACGAGACCTGCCGAACTTGTTGCGAGACATACGTTCTCAATGAAACCGAAGTAAAGTGTATGAACCCCGAATGCTCCAAAGTATGGACCCGCAAACACATTCGCGAGATTTTCACGCTGGTTTTCATAAATGGACCCCTGAAAGAACACAAAGAGAAGGTCCTTTTTGACAAAGAACGGGCTCTCCTACCGGCCACCCAACCAATCATCGAAGGAAAACTCTTGGCCAGAAAAATAGACCAAGAAGTTAGGGTTCTTCAAAAACAAATATCCGAAATTAATAAACAACAGACAAAACTCCTTCAAGACAAACAAGCCGCTTTGAACCGAAAAACGAGCACAGATAGAACCGCTTTTGTAAGGGCTTGTCCCCAAGAAGACTGTCGGGGTTTCCTAAGTAGTCAATGGAAATGTGGTATCTGCGAACGCTGGACGTGTCCTGACTGTCATGTCCTGAAGGGTTATACTCGTGATTCCGACCACACATGTAATGAAGATGATTTGGCCACGGCGAAACTCATTTCTTCGGATACGAAACCCTGCCCTCAATGTGGCACTGGGATATTTAAGATAGACGGCTGCGACCAAATGTGGTGTACCGAATGCCATACCGCGTTCAGTTGGAGAACAGGACGTAAAGAACAAAATATTCACAATCCCCATTATTATGAATGGCAGAGGAGGAATGGTGGCGGAGAAGCCCCCAGGAATCCTGGTGATATTCCCTGCGGACGCAATCTAGACCATTATCTTTCTGACAGATTCCAGCGAATTATGAGAACGTATTATTTAACTTCCAAGAATTATGCGCCGATTCTTACAAGAATCCAGCGAACAATCCGTTGGGCGGTTCATCTAATAAACGTCGAAAGACCGAATCCGCCCAACTACGAAAGAAAGAACGAGAACCTGAGGGTCCAGTATCTCATGAAGGAGATGACAGAACAACAGATGCGCGATGAATTACAGCGCGATGATAAGAGGCATCATAAGAATCAAGAGTTAGCTGAAGTATTTACCCTACTTGTCAATACTGTTACGGACATCCTGTATAGGTTCTTGGATTATCTTGAACAAAATAAAGACAAAGCTGTAGGAAACCCAGCCAATATAGATGTTAGTATTCTCGTTGAAATCGAAAGAATTGTTGATTATGCGAATGAATGTTTAGGGGATATTTCCCATACGTATTCATGCTCTAGATTCTTCCTTGATTATGACCTTATGTTATTAAAAGGTCAACGCGCACTTGCGTTCATTCGAACCTTAAAAGAGTCCAAGAAGGCAACCGAAACAGAGCATGTAGCGAAGGTAGAAACTCCAACAAATACGTTTGTAGACGTTAACAATAGCGAATCATAATATCTTTATGACAAAAATAAAATAAACACTATTATATATTAAATACAAATGTTTTATGAAGAGAACCGTCATTTAGAAGAGGAAGACATGGGGCATGAATCACCAGTATATCAAATAACTCTTTATGACAAAATTTTTTTAGTTGCCATAGGAAAAGAGCGCCGGTTGATCCAAAAGAAAAACACCTATTATTTTCCTATTTATCTTTTGAATAAAACCAAAGTCCAAACCCAGATTGGCGCTTTCCAATTCGAATCTTCTAGGGATACACCAGAAGAACGTTCGAAACCATTCTTGGATAGCTCTGGTGATTTAGACCTCAACAGATTAGGCGACCCAGTTTTCTATAGTTTTTCTAATTATGATTATTTTCATGACATTACTCTGGATGTTACACCGATGGTTGTCAAAGAACTAGAAGCCAATTATATCAAAGAAAAATCGGAAAGGTCTGTAGATGGTCCTAACGGTCCTAAAGATGAATCTGATGAGGAGTCTGAAGCTGAGGAATTAAACCCTTTCGAATTGGCTCAGGAGGATGTAAAACAATCGAAGGCCGCAATTAAAACAAATAAGGTTCTCAAAGATGGAATCTTTACAATAGATAAAACTATACAAAGGGTCCATATGCTTCCTGAAGAAACCAAAGCGGATGCGCAAAAAGTCAAGGGAGAGTTTGTTGCTACGGAGAGAACAGTATGGATCGAAAAATTCATGAAGAATAATAAATTCAGTATTGTTGAGACGAATGATAACGGTGATTGTTTTTTCGATGCTGTCCGTATTGCTCACGAACAAATAGGTCATATAACAACTATAGCGAAGTTGCGTGCGCTTGTTGCAAAAGACGCAACACTTGATAAATTCCAGTTCTATAAGGAGCAATATGATAGCACCTTAACCGAAATAGAATCAACCAAAAGAGAATTAGTTCAATTATCAAAAGAGAATAAGAATCTTAAAAAACGATTAGAATCTATAGAAGATAAAGAAACTAGAGCTACAGTTACCAAACAGGCTAGTTCGATAGTACAACAACATAAAGCCTTATTGGAAAAACAAAAAATAAATACAGATTTTTTACATGAATACAGACATATGGAAAATATTCGAAGTTTGACTCAATTCCAGGAATACCTTCAAACCCCTTCTTATTGGGCCGACGATTGGGCTATCAATGTTCTCGAACAAGAATTAAATATTAAATTAATTATTTTTTCAGAACAACAATATGATGAAGATAATTTAGACCATGTACTACAATGTTCGATATCAAATTTAAAAGAGGACGAAAAATTTAACCCCGACCACTATATTATGGTGTCTTATACTGGAAATCATTATGAATTAATTAGTTATGATTCAAAATTCATATTTAATTTCAGCGAAATTCCTTATGATGTTAAAGTCATGATTGTCATAAAGTGTATGGAACGTAATTCAGGGTTATTCGCTCAAATTCCCGAGTTCTCTGCTTTTAAACAAAAGTTGGGTATTCAACCGGATGAATCGGACGAGGATACGGATGAAGACGAAGAGGAAGGGAAAATCAAGGGCGGAGGTAAAATAACGGGTCTAGATAGGGCAACCGTATTTACTTTTCATGACAAAGCATCAAAATCTGTAAGACCAGGTAAGGGAGAAAATGAAAAGATTGATTTAAATAAAATTCACGAATATACTGATTTGGCGGTTGTAAAAGATTGGCGTAAGATGTTAGATGATGATTATGTTTCTATTTTTACTCTTGAAAACAAAAAATGGAAAACCGTTGAGCATTATTATCAAGCGGCGAAATTCAAAAAGCACAATCCTCATTTTTACAATCAGTTCTCACTTGATGACACAAAGAGTGATATTGCTAAGGACGTCGGCCTAGCAAAAGCAGCAGGTTCTCAATACGGTCTTTATAAGAAAGGTCGGAAAGATATACCTATAAGACCCAACACTATAAATATAGACCCCGATTTCTATGGTTCTAGGAAAACAGAAGAAAGAGAACGCGCATTATATGCAAAATTCTCACAAAATCAAGAATTAAAATATATGATTATAGCCACTAAGAACGCAGTTCTTCAGCATTTTATTCCAAAACAAAAGGCTGAAAAAGATTATTTATTAATGAAAGTCAGAGCCAAATTACAGATGGAGAACTAGGCGCCATTCATCTAAGGCTGTTTTAATTTTGGGCCATACCGACGTTTTTTTGGCGTTGTCAGAAAGAATGATAGTATGGGGCTTCCGGTAATTGACGCCTGATTCCGCGAGCCATATTGTCTTCTTGACCAACTCGGATTGGATATAAGTAGATTTATTTATATCCCGTAGCATTTTCGGATACGGGTGGAAATCGATGGCCTCTGGTAGGACCTCGATATTATGGCTGTAGACGATTTTATCTGACCATTCTGTTTCGACGATTATCCTTCCTCGTTTGTAATGAACGATGGCCTCTTTTAACATTTCCATATCCCCTTTCATACCTCCATATTTGCTTCTTATTTTAAGAGCCAGGATTGCGTCGTCGTCGTTTTTATCGTTTTCATCATATATATCTTCGTGACAATCCTCTGTAAGGGTCGAAGGGTCATCATAAACCTCCTCTGTGCTACAGAGAGATATTATTATATTTGCTAATATGAATACATCTAGTTTCTTTATGATATATTCCTTGTCGGCTATCATAAACCACACTACTATTGGGAAAGAGGTCATCAGACATACATCTTCAATATAAATAATCGGTAATCTGCGGAAAAGTTCCGTAGGCGATTTCGAAAGCAGGGCTATCATGGTTGATACGGCGACCCTTGTACACCCACGCCGAATTGCCTTCTGTAGGTTCGATTTCAAAAGGGGGACATCAAGGGCTGTATCAATACCCATAAATTCCTCGTTACTTTCAATTGTCGATGCTCGATAGAATAAAGAGACAGATGATTTCTTTATGACAAATACATCGGTCTTTCCCGGGGAATAATCGAAAAATGCCTTACGGTTATCTGGGTCATAAATAAAACATCTCTTATCATTCGAATTATAAGAGACGTCGAAGAATTCATGGAGCTTTGATTGGGACATAATATATCCTTCTTGACATCCTGTAGAAAAGTTTCAATTTTCCATGTAAAAAAATATGATTATATATACTACACTACTATACTACTATACTACCTACTTACCTACTACCTAACTACCTATCTAATATCTAACTCGGTTCGCAAGCTCTCTCCAGAATACCATCGGGGCAGCCATCCTGTAATGTCCTACAAACCATTCGGGGTCGTGGCTTTTTATCGCCCTGTGTCCGCGCGATGTAATATACTCTTCGGAATTTGTCGAAGTCATTAACGCTATCTCCCCTGTTTGTTTGTTTTCTAGAGCACCTTTTACGCAGCAAACACCATTCTCACGTTGGGCTTTCATGACAAGAATGATACGCCAGCTATTTGCTTCCGCTGTTTTTGTTTTTGGAAGAAGCCTTCTGTAATTATCTTCTGTATGGAAATCCAAAGTGAATCCGCGAGTTTCTTCATCGTTGTTCGAAGTATCCAAGTCGGCTATCTCATCTCTTGATTTCTTGTATTGGAGAGTCCCTGGAAGATCCCCCAAATAATACTCGTGTGGGATAGAAGTTTCGGCTAGCATTGTGTTGTTATTGATTGTAATTGATTGGAAAGAGGTGCTTCTAATCCATTCCAAAAAAAGGAAATCGATTTTTACAATATATTAGAAGAAAAGAAGAAATTTTCAAAAAGGAGAACAGATTGCAAAAAATTGATTGCCTTTTTTCAGAATGGATTAGAAGCACCTCTTTCCAAGCAATCAACAACATCAAAATCAATATGTCTTCTATCGCTCAATCTACTGTTGCTCCTGGCCTCACTGTCTTTGACCCGGCGGTTTTAAAGACCGCCACCGGTAAGGCTATGAAGAACCAGCTAGACGCATGGTCTTTCGGAAAAAATCCCAGTGTTTTCGTTCAATGGGTCCCTGACGAGATGGACGAACGCCAAGCGAAGCAAAAGTTCGAGCGTTTCGGACCAGTCGACCGCGTGGAGTTTGTGCCGAAATTTGACCAGAACCGGAAGCAGATTGGTCGCATGTTATTCGTTCACTTTGAGAATTTCAATGGTTCTGGATTCGACCACTGCGTAACCGCATGTCATCCTGAACCACATGAACTACCGTTCGCTGTTCACACAGCACGTGGTCCAAAGAATTACACTCTTAAGTGCCGAATCAACATGCGCCCTATCCCGAAAGTCGAATACACAACTTCGCAGCTCACTGATATGTTCGAGGGGCTCAACTCTCGTGTTATGGCTCAGCTTGCCGATATGCAGAAGCAGATTGACGACCTTCGTATGGAGAATCAGGCTCTCATCCGTGAAAACCAGGATTTACTCGAGAGGGTCGAGGACTTGGAAGCCGGACAAATCGACACGGGCATGGCGGTCAGGGAGCTCTTCTCGCTTGTCAATACCGATGCGGACATGCCTTTCATTTCTGAGGTAAACGAAGAGGATTTTGACACGTAATTTTATTTGATATAGGCGCGATAAGTTTCTCCCGATGAACTCACGATGAAGTAATAAAAAACCCCCAAAATATAAAAAAAGTAGTTGTCAAGAAGGTTCGACATCTCTCAAGGTAAGCCATATTTGAATACTCGTTTATTATCTAATCTAACACAGGGCGAAAGCCCTTTTTTCATGGTCTCCTATAAAATTGATATAAATATAAATGATAAACAAATCCCAAAGACAATGAACCTTTATGACAAAAAACAAGCGGTGTTTAAGACTCAGTATATAACCCAAGAAATGGAAACCCGCCAATTAGGCAGAACGAAACAAGACCACGTGGCTCATGGGTCATATATAGTCGGCCCACAAGGGTTGGTCCATATAAAAACTTATTGGTCTGTTTTATTTGACGGACATGGAAATAATCAAGCCATCAACGCTATTCGGGCATCAGATATAAACCGAATAATGGAGAAATCCAGACCATATGACGACCTACAAAAACTTATTCAGGATGACCCGATGTCAACCCTAGAAGAAAGGATACGGTCGGGGTCGACGATGGTTTATGCCAAAGTTACCCCTACCAATCATTATACCGACATAGAAATCGTCAATATAGGCGATTCGTCGGCTGTCTTATTTGTCAATTATCAACCAGTGTTCGTGACACAACAGCACGACCATACAAACGGGTCTGAGATAGCAAGGCTTTTCAGTGAAGTTCGCGTCGATACCAAAGAGCCATTTTATAAGAGAGATTCCGATTTCGAAGTAGTTTCGCCAACAGATATTATAACCAAAGATACCACATATATAAAATTTTCAAATGGAGTCTGTCTTGGACCTAGTCAATCTTTGGGACATGATGGAATCACTGGAATTAAACCTACTATAACTAGTTATCGTGCTTTAAAAACGGACAATATAAAAGTCGTTTTATTTAGCGACGGAATAAGCTCAGTTATGCCTGTATCCGGTTTACTAACGCATTCCACTGTAGATTTCATGAAGGATAAAACGACTACGGATATTCTAAACGAAGCCGAACATAAGTGGAAAAAACCGTGGAATTTACATAATGTGCTAGAAGTTCATGATGGGGTAGAACTAGCTAGTTCATTAACAAGAGTTTCTATGAATAGCAATTTTACACCAGACGTTTATGACGACTGCGCGTGTTCGATGATTGACGTCTCTTACAAGAGAGCATGGGGTATTCCTGAAAATACACCACCGACGGATAGTGAAATTGATGATATGATGGCCATTAATAGCCTATTTAATTGTTGTTAATAAACAACGATAAAATTGATAATATTTTTTTGCAAACCCTTATCGATACACATAGAACAATGAACCTTTTTGACATTTTACTGAACGGCATCGATTATTTGTCCAAAAGAGTTATTATCGAAATGATTACGAGAATCCGATATGATGTCTTTGTGATAGAAGAAGAAAACCGCGAATTAAGAGAACAACTTGCGGTCCTTCGAAGAGAAAATGAAAGATTTCGCGAAGAAAATGAAGGGATGACCCAGACGATAGTTTCGTATATTGAACGTGATATATCCTACATGAAAAATCAAGTAAAGATATTGAATTCTTCATCAACTAGAATTGTTGAAGAATTAGATTGAGCGAAGTGGGGTTCGAACCCACGCGGTATGTATACCAGCAGATCTTAAGTCTGCCTCCTTAGACCACTCGGACATTCGCCCATATACCCGTTATTTTCGGGGTATTTTTTTATTTATGTAATTAATGTTTAATTCGGAACCAAGAAATCCAAATACTCCGAAAAATTCTCTCTTGACTCACTCTTTCTGTCATAAGCCGCCAATAATGTCTTATTTGACATTTTATTAGATAGCTTCATATAATTCAACCCATTATACTCACTGTCAAGAATATTCAATTCATGAAGCTCCGTTGTGAAAACCTCCTTATTGTTTCCAAAAATAAAAGCCAAGAAGTTCACAAAAGATTCTCTTTTGTATCCAGAATAAAATCCTTCGAAGTTGGCATACTTCACCTGTCCCAGATTATTTCTGGTCCCGTAATAAAAATAATTGCCTTCTTTTGGGTCATAAAGAATACATACTCTATTATCTAATTTTTCAACATTTCCATGGACGTGTTCTGTAATAGATAGAACTTTGAAGTTGTTACTCATTTTATATACTTATAATGACGTCTTTATATTCGTTTAATTTTATGATTTACAAATTAGATGCCGAATTTTTTACTATCTTTTTTTTCAATTACAAATGGCATTTCTTTAATACCAGCATTTCTTAAATTCGCAAACCGATTTCGTCCATTGCAAAAATCTATATTACCATTAACGTCTAAGTAAATATATGGCGGAATAGACACTTTTAACTCCATTATGTCTCTTTTGGAGTTCAAAAATTTGTCTTTGGCACTAGAATATTTTATAGTGCCAAATTTACCAATATAATCCTTCGTTTTTTTCCAACTATTATCTATCTTCTTGACATCAATCATAACTAACCGACAGTTTTTAGGTATATTTTTATAATTACTCATAATACAAATAGTTTCTGATATCTTATCAGCAGGTATTCGTTGATTCAATATATCCATTTTGATTATGTTTTGATTATGTTTATTTTTTGTATTTCAATTTTATTCCTTCGAACGAATAATCAAGCATCACTGTTTACATGGAAAGAAAATTGAATGGCTTTACTGGTATGTCATAAAGTTATATCTATCAAATCATGTCTTTTAAACCATTTTCGCTTATTATGCCTGAGGTGCCGGCTTATATGTCCGATGGAGAAATTGCTCGATTTTGGGGACAATATCCATATATTCGTTCGATTCAAATGGAACCGTATGTTAATGGTATTGATAGGTATAATAGAGTAACTATTCATTTCGAACATTTTGGCGATAATGAATTACGACAACGGATTACAAGCGGATATTATAAAACTACTGCGTATGATCTTACAATAAAAAAACCCGGACAACTTGATTTCAGTAGTTTATTGCTACCATGTGAAACATCAAATCCCCCGCGAAATGAGTATTCGCATATAGTTGCGTTTCAACTTCAGGACATTGTTCATAAACAAGCCAAACAAATTCAGGATTTAGAAAGCAGATTTGATCTTCAACTCCAAGCCATCGTTCGCAAGCAAGCCGACCAGATTCAGCGTATAGAACGTACATTAGACCTTCATTACCAAGCAGTCGTTCGAGACCAAGCCGACCGAATTCAGCGTCTGGAAAGCAAATTAGAGGAAATGGAAACCGACCTATATGTAGATATCAATCAGTCTTTTACGGGTGCGTTGGAACGGTTCGAGACAAGGTTGAATGAACAAGACGCTTATTGTAAATGTCTTGAAGAACGTATTACGGATACCGCCGATATATTAAATAAACATATATAACATTCATTTACCTTTAATAAATCGGTCGATGAATTGAAACAAGAAACAAAAGCACTTACAGAGTGGTGTTCTCGACCCATATGGAATCGAACCACATCTTTTAGATTCGAAAAAGAACCGAAATATGAATTTACAAGCGAGTTTTAGTCATACGTTCTCTATCGGTCGTGTTCATACATTATTTTTTTCATTCAACTATCATTGATAGACATTCTCAACGTTTCCATCTCAGCAACATCTTTATGACCATTCACCGAGAACCACCTTTCGAATTCATCAATAGATTTCAAATATTCGGGGTTCTCAAACCGAGTTTTAATAAAATAAACCAGAGATTTAATATTTTCAGGACTTTTATTAAATGATATTGAACCCCGGTTGTTCTGGATAGACCATCCTATAAAGTCGTCATAAAAGAATATCATGATAGATTTCAAAATATAATAAGAAAAAACGGGGGTCTCTTCTTTATAATTATTTTTGGACAATAGACTTCGATATTTTATTTTTTGATGATTCAATATTTTTGTTTTTTGAAAGAGGGAGAACATCCGTTCATTATTCATTAATATCTCAAAAATAGAACCCGGGTTCTCCATACAAATAAAGAGAACATTAATTATTTCGGCCCAGGTCTCTGTATATGCTTCATAAAATCGCAAATCACAAGCCACTTTGAATATCTTAAAAACCTCCGTATTTGCTATCTCTTCAGGCATCTTCGCGAAATCCAACCCAAGACTATGGAAAGATTCATGAATGAATACTTTGAACCATTCTTCCTTCCTATAAATATAAATATTATTCGGGACCAGAGAACACGCGAATGTAAAAGCGGTATTAGCATGTAGGGCTCTAATAGGTTCTCCATCTATTTCTGGTAGAACCTTTTTTTCATCTGTCAAGTACCAATATATCGTCAATTCTCTAGAACATTCGGTAGGAGCAAAATGCGAGCCGGCATATAACCATATATACATCTTCTTGACACTCTCATCGAGCATCTTATAGACAGCGTTTTTATGAATGACCCCCGAATAAGGATATACAGCGTATATTACGATGGCCCGGCCTCCGACAATAAAAGAATATTTTTTTCCTATTTTGGAGAACCTCTCGATTTCCTCCCGGATTTCTGGGTCTATATATTCAAAGTCTACACCCTTCGGGAATTCGTCCTCCCCTAAAACATGTTCTCTATATTTTCTTCGGTGTTCCCACGAATCTTGTCCCAAAAGAATTTGGTCTGCTATTTTGTTTATTAATGCTTTGGATTTTCCGGATATTTTTTTAGGTATTAATGAAGGCCCGATATTTTTCTTTATGAATTCTATTGGTCCAGGCATTTATCACTTTTATAATATACTCATATAAAATTGATAAAAATCAAATGGTTTTTATGACATATACAAATGGGCATCCCAAAACTTAACCGTTGGCTTTTAGATAAATGTTCTCCAAATTCTATTAAAAAAAAGAATTTGTCGGAATTTGAAGACCGAAAAATAGCGGTCGATATTAGCATCTATTTATACAAGTTTCTCATGGATGGCCGATTTCATGAACATCTATATCTCTTCTTGGCTATATTCAAATATTATTGTATTCACCCCATTTTCGTTTTTGACGGAAAAGCCCCCGTTGAAAAAAGAGACCTTTTGAAAAAAAGAAAAAAAGATAAACAAGAAGCGTCCACTGAGTTTGTTTCACTAGAAAATCAATTGAACGAAACAGAAGAGGAAGTCAAAAAGAAAGAAATCCAGGATAAAATGGCGGCCCTCAAAAAACGCATGGTAAAAATAACGTGGGCACATATCGACGCAGCGATCGAACTTTTGGTCGCGTTCGGTTTCGAATACTATTTGGCACCTCATGAGGCCGACGAACTATGCGTTCATCTTGCGGTCACGAACAAAGTATATGCTGTATTGAGCGACGATATGGATTTACTGATTTCCGGTGTTCCTCGCGTTTTACGCCTTATGAATATGATGTCTCATGATATAACTCTTTATGACACCTCTTCGATTCTTAGCGATATTAAAATGACGCTAAATGAATTTAGGGAAGCAGTCGTGTTAGCTGGAACAGATTATGATATCCAGAGACAGGGATTTCCTATCAGGCGGTGTTTCGAATTATTTACGGAATATAAATCCATGGGAGTTCAACAATCGTTCGCCGAATGGCTTGGTCAAAAAGGATTCATCGACACTGTTGATTTCCAACATATATGTTCCCTTTTTGACACCTCCGCGAATATGAATGAATTAGATGATTTTATTAGACAAAATAGGATTATTACAAAAACAAATGTCATGGCTATTAAAAATATAATGCGTCAGCATAAATTTATATTTATTTGATTGAAAATGTAAATTGACTTTTAGTCGAAAGTTGTTGTAAAAGATATTTGAACGAATTATCCAAAATGGAAATCGTTCATTGAGATGCTATAAAAACAAACGTGAATTTATTTTTTTATAAAATATAATGGTAATATATAAATGAGTCTTATTTTATCATATTTATTACGTGTATATGATTTTAACACACTTTCAAATGAGTCCTCATCTATCTCAAGACAGACAACATCAGAATCTATGTCATCTCAGTTGTCAGACGCAAATATCTCACCACCATCTTCGTTTGATACATTAGTTGATAAACTATTACCGGGTAAAAGTAATGAATCAAGAGCTGAAATCTTAAAATCGTTGAATAATAAAATTGTTAATCAAAGTTATGGAGGAAATAGAACACTATATCTTATATTTATTTTATCTGTTATTCAAGGACTTACAGAACTATTAAACGAACGTGTATATGATAGTAAATATTTAGGTATAAAAAATGAATTACGTGAACAATTACAAAAGTATATTGAATATTTACAACAGTTTTTGTCAAATGGAATGACATTTACGGATAAAGATAGAAGTATATTAAATAAATATTTGAACATAACAAATGACGACAAGTTAGACAAAAGTATTCAGAATATAAAATCCAAAGCGGAAACAACATTAAAATTCAGAGGAGTAACAAAAAATGTATCTAGGTTTGTTAGTAGAACTACTCAAAAAGTGAGGGATGTAGTTGAACCAGTTCGGGATTATTTTGAACAGGCGATAAGTGGTTATCGAGCAAGAGGAGGAAAAAGAAAAAACAAATCATCCAAGAAATCCAAAAACATTTCAAGAAAAAATAAAAAATCCCGTAAGGGATAATTATATAATATAATCGTACGTACCTTATACTTATCATCGACCCACCCTAAAGAATTAAGCAAGCCTTATACAAGCCTCGTGAATCGAATCTTCGTCCATGAAATCGACACCCAATGTCTTCGAAATGTCAACAACATATCCCCTAATCAAGAAGAGACAATAGTCGTTCACCGTCGCCTGTTTATTCGAACTTGATGCTCCTTTCTTCATGACCATGTTCACAATTTCTTTCATTGAATACTCCGGGAAAGCGAGAGAAAGGTCAGCGAACAAAGACGCCCACATCAAGCAATAGCCTAATCGCTCCTGGTCTGATAGCAAGTCCGATGAAGCTTCCAGCGATTGGATTCCCCAAGCGTATCCGGAATAAATATTGGAATTGTCAACGAAGACCGGCTGCTCGTCGAGCATTCCCGCTACATTTCGCACTATGCCCGACTTGATAAGGCAGTATTGAGAGTAAGTCCCAGCCTTGCGTGAGAATTGCTTCGGCAGATTGTTTGAATCAATGTGTTCTAAAATATTCAGAGCGGGGTCATAAATAATGGTTTCTATATGACCATTGATCACTTCGCCTTTCAAGTAAAACCCCGCATTGAATGGGCAGATTACCTTTTTACCTGGGTTTGCGTCGATTAATTCTCGTAATTTCCAGTAGAGTTGGTCCGTGTACTCCGCAGCGTTGCTCTTTAGAACACGGTCTTTATCGTCGTAGTCAATCGATAGCTCCCAAATACAGAATGATGGGTTTTTTGCTGTAGGTTTCATTCTTTCGCTCAATCTGCCAAACGCCTTGTATTCATCACGGATGTCTTCTAGTTCAGGACTTTCAATGTTGTATTTGTTGGTCAAATACAACATCATCATAACTTCAGCTGGAACAGTTCCCTCGTATGGAATGGGCTTCTGGCCGAGTCTATATAGACGGCCGATTTCAGTCGCTAGTTTGGGGGCTTTCTTATCAGTCATAGTCGTTTGTTTTCAGTATGTGTCTTTGGAATGGGTGCTGCTTCTAGTAACGAAAATTTGGCAATCGATTTTATACGAGACAATATGATATGAGCAATCGAAGAAGGAATATATCTTCATGACAACCCATAAGGAGGTTTTATTAAATAATAGTAGAAATATAACATCCACGGTAATCCTCAATCCCAGTATGTGTCAAATTAATTGAAACATCCACAAAAACATCCCCGCCCATCTTCGTCCATCTGTCACAAAACAGCCAATCCTCGGAAAAATAATGACCCTCTTCAACCCCACAATCGAAAAGAGCATATGCCATGGCATTCTCTTCAGGTCTCAAAAAGTTAACATCGTCCGTGTATTTTGTTGAAGGAAATGCCTTCATCATCGCGGTAAGAACCTTTCGCCGAATCATCATAAATCCAGTCGCCAAGTGCTTAACTTTCGCCAGATTATTGGTAATCTCCAAATATTGGCTAACATAATTAATATTATAACGAAGCAGGTTATGTTGAATCATTGCCGAATCAGATAATAGTCCGGCCAATTGCGAATCATTCTTCTTCTTGAGAAGAGTCTGAATAACATTCGAATTGTAGGGATTCTGTGGGTCCTTCACTAATTTATCCCAATCGTAATTTTTCAAAGGATAAATTCCTCCTACCAAATCTTTTTCGGCGATAATTAGCTTCAATATATCTACTGGATCCCACGATATATCGTTATCGATGAAAAGAAAATGGGTTGCTTCAGGGTCAGTCATAGCCCTAGCAATAAGATTATTTCTTGCTCTAGATACGAGACTGTCGTTCTTACAGAATTCGATTTTAAGGGGGATATTGAATTTCCTGAATAGTTCGACTGTGCTCATAAGACAATGGACATAATTCACATAACAAAGACTAGCAAAGCAAGGCGTCAAAATATAGAGCTTGACTTTGTTTTTTAATAAGAATTTCTGGAGAATTTGTTCGAATGTTTGTGCACCAGAGGAAGTTGATGATTGAACACGACTCTGTTGTGTAGAAGGAGGAGGACCCTGGAACCCCGATTGGGGTGAAGGTTTTGGAATATTTTGTTTTTGATTTGTAGCAAAAATATCGGCATCGTCAACGACTTGGAACTTAATATTATCCGTCATTTATAAATATACAATCATATGTATATTTATATTGTTTTGAATTTTTCTTTTAAATTTTTTTATTTTCCTTTCCTTCTTTTCTTCTTTTCTTTTCTTTCTTTTCGTTTTCCTTTTCTTTAATTTATATATTGAATGACTTAGACGGTCGCAGCAACAACAGCCTTGGGGAAGTGGTGCTTCATGTACTTCTGGAGGTTGAAGTAGGTGAGCTCGTCAGTCTTGCTGAGCTTGAGGAGCTTGGCAAGCTTGGCATCAGGGTGAATCTTGCGGCCATTCTTGTCGTCCTGGAGCTTGTTGCTACGGATGTAGCCGTTAATCTCCTTGCTGACAGCGGTTCTCGCAAGAAGGGTTCCCTTCTCCTTTCCGAGGAAAGCAGCAAGCTCATCGGAGATGAGGGTAGGCTTAACAAAGCCAGAAGGGGCGCGGTTTCCAGAAGCACGCTTCTTCTTCTGGGAAGCCTTCTGGGCGGCCTTAAGCTCCTTGGCAACCGACTTCTCAAGAGCCTTGAACTCGGCCTTGAGGGAGGAAGCAAGAGTGGTAAGCTGGGTAATCTTGTCGGAATACTCGGCAAGCTTGGCGGTAACGTTGGACTCAACCACCTCTCCCTCAACAGGAGCAACGGCAGGGACAGCCTCAACGGGGGTCTCAGAGACAACAGCCTCAACGGCCTTAGTCTTCTTAGTCTTAGGAGCAACAGGTGCGGGGGTAGCGGGGGCCTTATCGGCGGAAGTCTTAGCAGCTCTAACCATCGTGTGATTATATACTACTATAGACAGTCTTTTTTAAGTATTTTAACGCAAATATATTTATTGAAATTACTCCTAAATCGGTCTTAGTATTTTTCCTAAAATATAAATTTATAGATTTATATTTTTGATCCAATTATTTTTCTTTCATTTATTTGTTTTTCGTTTTCTTTCACTTTATTTCACTTTATTTCACTTTCTTTCAATTATTTATAGAAGATTTATAGAGGATTTCCAGAAGTTTCTTCTTGAGCGGACATTTCTTGACCTTGGGCCTCATTCTCATATGGTGCTTCTTGCTCTTGTGAATACGCAATAGGTTCTTGTTTCTTGCTCTTACGCTTACGTTGTCTAGTAGTTCCATTTAATTTATTCAACGATTGATTAAAAGCAGTTCTCAAACCATTCAATCTACGAATATACTTCTTGCGAGTTGTCTTATGTTTGTATAATTTTAAAATGCTAACAAATTCATTCACTAGTTCGCTTCTTATTTTTTCTTTTTGACTATCATCTAAAGATGCTAATTTACGTTTTGTTTTTGTTAATTTTTGCCTAAAGTTAGATGCCTTTTTGAGAACAGCTTGAGCTCTTGCTGGTTTTGTTTCTTCCCCTACAGATTCATTCGATTCTATCTCCACTGAATCACCTTCTTCTTGGTTGATAGCAGATTCTTCTTCTTGACCCATCTCACCTTCTTCTTGGCTAATAACAGGTTGTTCTTCTTGACCCATCTCAACTTCTTCTTGGCTCATAGCCGGTTGTTCTTCTTGAACCATATCACCTTCTTCTCCTTGAATATCAGAAGTTCCTTGGACCATTTCAGGTTCTGGACTCATAGAAGGATTTTCTTGAGAACCTGGCATAGGCATAGGTTCATCTTCATTAAAATTATCTGAACCTGTAGGAGAATTAACAGGGATTTCTTCTTTTTGTGACTCGCTCATTATATATAAACATTAGATATTATCCATATAATGATTCATATAACCAAGGCAATGATGTTCTTGCTCCTAAAGAAACACCTGTTAGCCCAGTGAGAACATGTAGAGTTCCTATTTTTTTATATTCATCATCTATTCCACAATATACCATATATTCTATTATTGTAATACATATTTCTCTAATATCGTCAATAGACATATCATGTAAATTAATGCCTTGTCTACGTATTTCTAAAAATGGGTCGCCGATAATACAAATATTTAATTTCATTTGTGTTGATAATTGTCCTCTAAAACTCCATATGTCAAATAAAATCCTAAATAAACGGATGTATTCTCTCCTATCTAAATTAGAGAACCATCCTGGATGTGTATAATTGCCTAGCTGGTCCATCTCCATAAATACTTCTTGAATCCTTACTGTAACGGTTTTTGTTTGAATTTCAGCAATCTTTATACGCCTTTCATGTATTAATACTGGGGAAGGACCCAGAGTTGGTTGTCTAGCAACTAGACCTCTTACTCGCTGGTTCTCTTGAATTGACCCCTGGACTTGTAATAAAGAATGGTTGTTTATGACAGGAGCATCAGATGGCAATCCAAATATTATTCGAATTTTCCCATAAACCCCCAATATTGTTTTTATGGTTTCTATTCCTATGTTCTCTCTATTATAAGGATTTTTAACAATACCTTTAGAATTTTTTATCAATTGAATCAAAGAAATAATATTACAACCATAATTGAATTTCCCACAAGAAAATGTAAAAAAATATTCTACAGGGATTTCTTTTAGAGGTTCTAAAGAATAGAAATCGTTTTCATTTACACATTTTGTTATATCTTTTAATCCTTTGTCTTGAAAACATTTTCGTACAAGATATCCTCTAAAAACTTTTTGTATTTTTACTGAATGAGAACATCTTGAAAAATATTCCATGAGTCTTTCATAAAGAACCTGTTTTGTCCCTGAAACTGGAAGTTTATAATGTTTTACTATTTGTTTCAATTCTGGATGTTTAATTTTATCGAGAACAGAATTGTTCCTGCAATATTCTATATAGGATACTGGGGGAGGTGGCTTCTGTGTATCGTCTATAAATTCGTTTTTTAGTTCTGGTCCTAAAGGCTGTGATGGTTTGGAGAACATATATATTATAATAATACTATCTTCTTATACAATTTATAAATTTGTTCTCTTTCTTATCATACTTGTTCTCTTTCAGCTGATGAATAAATCGATTCTCCCCTTTACTCCTGGATTATCCTAGATGGTTTTTTTGGATATGAACCTATTATCGGGTGTTAATACATTTTAGACCTTATATATTCTATCAGCATACTCTAGTCAATTTAAAAAATTGATTTCATAAAATTGATTTAAAAACGTGGCATGATATAAACCATACACCACAAGCATCATGTCCTCTTTTAGCAACTCCTCTTCTACCACTCGTAAAGTTCTTGAATTCGCCAACTGGAATCCTAAGGCCCATAAGTATATGGCTCCTAAGGTGAACAGTATGGGCGGCAAGTCGGTATCTCTTATTAGCACTCAGTCTAGTCGTTCACTTCACGTAAATACTCCCCTTTTGATGACTTGGGGAGTTGCGGATTTTGCCAATGACGATGGAACGTCTGACGGCAAGTTTAAGATTTCGCTCAATTTTCCCAATGCCGAGTATACCAATAAAGATAGCGATTTATTCCTTCAAAAGTTGGTCGAGTTTCAGGCACAAGTCATCGATGATGCTGTTACAAACTCTGAGGTCTGGTTCGGAAAGAAGAAGTCGAAGGAGCTCGTCGAAGACAGTTTCTTCCCATTCTTGAAGTATCCTAAGGTAAAGGACGCAACCGGTAAGTCTACTGGAGCAACTGATTACAGCAGACCGCCTTCTATTTCAGCAAAGGTCCCTTGCTACAAGCAAGACGATGGTTCGCTTAAATGGGAATGCGATATTTTCGATATTAATTACAATCAGATTTTCCCATGTGAAGATGAGGATGTGACCCCAGTTGACCTTGTCCCGAAGCTCAGTAAGATTGCCAGTACTATCCAATGCTCTGGTATCTGGATTGGTGGCAAGGGCTGGGGTCTCACTTGGAAGTTCATTTCAGGCGTTGTCAAGCCTAAGATTACTGAGACTGTTCGCGGAACTTGCCATATTCGTCTCAATGACGCCGAGTTGAATGATGATAGCAATCAACCTGCTCCTGAAGATGAGGAACCTCCTGTGTCAAGTAGAACACCTCTCAAGGTTGAAGTCCCAAAGCAGCCGATTACTACTACGGTTGATGACAGCGACGATGAGGAGGAAGCACAGGTTCATCCCGTAGAAGACGATCCGGTCGAGGTTCCAGCTACTCCTGTGGCTACTCCAGCAGCAATAGCAGCAGTAACAGCAGCAGCAGTCGCAGAGCCTCCTAAGGTTATCAAGAAGGTTGTCAAGAAGAAGGTTGTTGCTTAGATTCAATCAATAAAATATAAAAACAATAAAATAAAAACGAGAGTTGTGGTAAGGAAATAAAAATAATCATAAAGATTTATTTTTTTATGATTATTATTCAACTATTATCTGTATATAAAAATTCACATCTCCCCTCCTGTCAACACCGTAAATATTATTCGGCTGAATGAGTGGAAGTCCCTCCCTTTTCAAAACATATCGCTGTAATTCCTTTATGACCAATCTCTCTCGAGGTATACAAAAATTCCGGGTTCCTATCCTACACTCAATATTTTCAGATTCCCATATTTGGGCCCAAGTTCTCGTTATTCGGACATGTAAATGATTATATTCGTCGATTATTATATTATCCGGCACAATAGGGTCAATCAATACAATCATTTCTTCTTGACCCTTATCGAAAACCAAATGATGATGCCATAAAGGAATATAATACATTTCGTCTTCTACTATATATTTCAACACTTTGTCTTCGAATAAATCCCCAATGGAAGGCCGAACAATATGTTTTTCTTTCACCTCTCCGGAATTCATTTTTATGAAATTGTCCAAAAAAGGAAATATCTCGACTAAATGCTCGACTACTTCTGGCTCCACCGATTTTAATACCTGTTTTATAAGGGCCTCTTTGAATGCTCGATTCGATTCATTCGTAAATATTTGAGAACAGTCGAATTTACAGAGGTTCTCTATTCGGTCTACTATTTCATCCACCATTCGTTCGTCTAGATAAACCTGTAAAAAAGCACGCAACATATCTATGTATGTTTCTTTATGACCACCTCTAAAAGACCCTCCCATCAAGCATTCGTACGCCTCGCAAATCTCTTGGAATTTTTCCGTTGCCTCCGGCGAAGAATTTTTATCTGGATGATATTTCAAAGCCTGGCGACGATATGCCTTCTTGACATCCTCATCGGTTGGATTTTGACAATCCAGATTGAGAACTTTTCGTGCTTTTTCTTTTGTCATTGTCATATTTTTTTAGTTTATTTATGATATAAAACATTATATTCTCTAAATGATAAATAGGACGATAATTATTATTAAAATATTGTAAGAATGAAAATGTTTTTTCGAGAACCTCCGAATTATCCTCCGCACTAAATCTCTCGGTTTGAATAAAATGGGTTATTATATACCATATACATTCAACCACATCCAAATTGTATATCATTATGTCATAAAGAGAATCCCTGAATTGGGTGAATGGAATATTGTCGATGTCTTCGATTTCTTGTATGATTTGGTCGCATATTACATTGAAAATATCCGTTGGCAAGTTCTCTGGATTTTTTATTAAAGAAAATGATTGTATTTCTTTCAAATTCAAAATCATATTTGTATCGACTGATGAGAGAACCTCTATAGAAGCCGCCTTTTGTTGTCCGGCGATTCTTTTAATAAATGTTACGTTTTCTTTGGATAATTTATTCTTCTTGACCATTTCTAAGAGTTGGTTTTTCGAAGGTTTTTTTATAGGAATAATTGCGCACGATTGAATAATATTATTGGGAATAAAACTAATATGTTCAGTTATAATAATGAATTTAATAGATGTCGCCGGCATCCTCTGCATATAACTATAGAAAATTTCCAACAGTTCACTATGAATCATATGAAAATTCTTGCATACTATTATACCCGTTTTATCGGGTTTTACAGAAACAATATCCACTATTTGAAAAAAAACATCGTGCCATAGAGTTTTCGAATTACATCCCAAAAAAGCCATATCTACTTCATAATGTATATCACTTATCTTGAAAGAATAAGTCTGTTTTTCACTCTGGACGGTCATCCGCTTTTCATATTTTAATTCACTTGGACTATATCTTTTCAAAATACGTAATACTTGACTATATTTACCAGAACCTACTGGACCATATGCTATCATATTTTCAAATGTTTTTAGGGATGTAGGAAAAGGTTCTCCATCCCATTCCGGATGGAGATTATATTTTTCCATGGATGAAATATATTCTTCGGCAGATGTTTCATAAAATTTCATTTATTATATATGAAATTTTACGAGGTATTTATTTATGTGTTTTTGACGTATTACTGATACAATTGACGTTTGTATTTTTTATTGTTAAAAAAATCGACTGCTACCACACAACAATATATAGAACTGGATAATAAAATAACCGATAATAATAAACACGCCAGATTCAACATTATTGTTCTTGTCGCTCCGGTTGTATGAGCAAAAATAATCAAATAAACGAAGATAGCCAGGTATAACATGTATGTCTGATAGGATAATTCGAAAGTTTGCATGAGTGCTGCGTTTTTAGGGGTCAATGTGTAGGAAGCAAAATCGTTTGTTTTCTTCTTCCCATAATCGAAGACAGCGAGTATTATAGAAAGAGAACATACGAATAAAATGAGAGTAGAACCTATTACTCCAGCAAAGTATTTTATATAAGGATTCTGGTATTCGGTATCTGAAACATCATATATATTTTTTACTAATTCCGGTGTGGCAAACATATCACGTGCAGCAAACATAAATGAAAAGAAATTCAATATGAAGAATACCATGACTAATAGAAATTGAAGCGATATATGCTTAAATTGAGAGAAAGCCATAAAATATAACCCGGCCAACACAATGTAACGGAATAATGTTGGAAATATTAATGTAAATTCCATATAGTTTATCCATAGATAAAACACCCTCAATTTATTCGACATTATACGTCTTCTTGACCCATTCTATTAATATGTCTTTTTCACACAACCGATAGGATTCTTTGAACCCCTTCAATTTATAAAAAGCAGGCTTTTTCATTTCCTTTGTTTGATGATGAATATATGCGCCATACTTTCCATTTCTTATCGAAAGTCCCTCTGAAAGTTCTCTTATTATTTTTGTGTTTGCTTCTTCTTTGGGTCTCGTATACCACTTTACGAATTTGTCAAAAATAGATATCTCTTTAACATCATCTACTGGTCCGTCTTCTCCCAATTTACAAAAAGCCTCGATTACATTTAATCCTATGTTCTCTTCTTTATATTTTAAATATTTCCCAAAAGGACCATTCATTAAAATAACTTCGCCTCCATCATGAACCCCGAGAACATCTTCGCCTCTATCTTCTAATTCGGCTAAAGTATAATCCCCCGCTCTCAGTCTATCCATATCTATCTTTATTTGAATACTTTTGAATTCGCGCTTTCGACTTTGTAAAACAGCCCCGTATCTTCCAAAAACAACCATATATTCATCGGTGTCTTTCAAGACAAACATTTGTTTTTCCACCGGTTTTATCAGCGATTCAATTTGTTTATGGCAATCAACACATATATCTTTTTGACAACTATCAGAAGGTACTCCTGACCCTTTTGCTATTTCATCTAAATCCTTCTCCATGTTCTCTGTATATCCGTAGTCAAAAAGAGGTCCAAAATGCTCTGTCAAGAACTCTATAACGAGAACCCCCGTAGGTTGAATAACTAGTTTCCCCTTCTCTTGGCCTATTGTTTTTGTCGTCGGTTGGGATTTTATTTCACCCTTTTCGAGAACATGTTCCGTGCATTTATAAACATCCCCCTCAATATCCATCTTCTTGACATACCCGCGGTCTATTATTGTTTCGACCAATGAAGCATACGTCGAAGGACGGCCTATTCCAATATCTTCTAATTTTTTTATTAAAGACGCCTCCGTATAATGTGAATGCCTGCCATGAACAGCAATATTTGATTTGATAGATAGAGCCATTTGTTCTTTTGGACAACTCGACATATAAAATGCCATGGACTCTGAAACCTGTTGAGGAGAACTTAGGGACTTCCATCCCAGAAAAATAGGAACTTCTATTAAATGAATATAACGCAATTCTGAGTCATTATTATTCATTTGCGGACATGTCATATAAGCAGGAGTTTGTTCAAATCTCGCCGCCGACATACAAGACGCAACCGTGTTTTTCCATATGAACTCATACAATCGTTTCGCTTTCGAATTCGTATCTTCTATTGAACCCACCTCTAGGTGAGTAACACGAATGGCCTCATGAGGGTTTCCTTCATCTTTATTTTCTATTGTCTTAAAATCTCCCAAATATTCCGCGGTTCTCGTTTTTAATATATGCTTCTGGACATCTTGTAGGAACTCCGCCGAATAACTCTGTGATTCTGTTCTCATATATGTAATATGACCGTCTTGATATAACTTCTGACAAATTGACATGGTTTCTTTTGGGGTCATTCGAAGGGAAGAAGAAGCCGCTTGTAATAACCCAGAAGTATTGAATGGCTTAGGGGGCGACTGAATATTATCCTTCTTGACACCTAACGAGAACAAGTGCCGGAATCCTTTCGATAATTCCATGAATTTTAATACTTCTTCATCCGTCTCGAACTCTTTCGATAACCCAAAATCTATTTTTTTAGGAAAAAATGTACCAGTTATTTTGTGGGTCTGTCGTATGATAGACCGCTTCTTTTCTTGTTCGTTGTCATAAACAAGTCTTAATGCTGGCGTCTGGCATCGACCAGCCGACAAACTATTATTTTTACTTCTATAAAGATATTTCCATAGAACGGGAGATACTTTAAATCCTACCATTAAATCGAGAACCTGTCGGGCTTTCTGGGCTTTTACTATATTCATGTTAATTATTGTGGGATTCTGGACCGCCTTTTCTAATGCGGATTTAGTTACTTCATGAAAAATAATGCGTTTGGTTGTCTCTATAGGTAGACCGAAGATTTCGCAAATATGCCATGCTATGGCTTCGCCTTCACGGTCATCGTCGGTTGCTATATAAATATCATCTAGTTTATAACTCTTTATGACCTTCTTCATCGATTCAATATGCGCTTTTTTTTCAGGGATGTTTTCATAAGTGGGTTCAGATGATGGTGATACTGGGAGTTTCTTAAGTTCTCGAATATGGCCTTTAGAAGATATGCATTTACATTTTATAAAGGATTCTATTTTTGCGCATTTTGAAGGCGATTCGACGATTAATAGCATTGTATTTAGTATCAAGATTTATTTATATCTATATAATATATGTCTCAAATCCAACGTAAGAAAGAGTGGGCGGTGAGTCGGTTATTTTTGGGAGAATTATCCACTAATTATAAATCATATCTTGAAGAACTTTCTAAAAGAAAAGGAGATGTGTTAAAACTATACAGTGATGAAATTAAGAAACCTGAAAATGACCAACAAGGATACGTTTATCCGTTCAAAAATGATGTTTATAAATTTGAAACTAGATATTTAGGTGATTTGATTCTTATTCAAGAAATTATATTGAGAACTCTTATTGTAAAATCGTTGAAGTATCAGAGTTTTCAAAAATTACATTTCAATACTTTATTGCCTTTAGAGGCCCGGAAATTATTGAGTTCTGCTTTTGCTATTCTTATACGTTATAAGAGATTATACGATTTGTTTTATAGAGCGGCTTCTATTAGAAACAAATCTGAAGACTTTGATGTTAAAAGAGTTTTTTGGGTGGATGAAAAACAAGATATTTCAGTTAAGTATCATTTACCAACAAGAGAACAATACGAAACTTTGATAAAATATTCTTTGGATACACCTTTTTGTTTGAATATTATTCTTGGACTAAATGGATTAAAACAATTTAATCCAGATGGAACAGAAAGACCTTCTATTGATAAAAATGCTTATAGTCCGTTGGAAGGTAAAAAAATAAAATTAGGCGAAAAATCAAAGGTTCCTATTTTTTTATTTGCTGATGGTAAAATAAAAGATGGTAATGGAACCGAATACGATGTTATTGGAATAAGCGCAGGTTCTTTTGATAAATCGATAGTTGACAATCGTAAAGAAGAACCGAATGAAACAACAATTGATGTTATTAAAGCGCCTGATATGGTTTCTGTTATATTCAAATCATTAATTGACCGATTTACTGGACAAGAATATTTACCAACAAATGATAATTGGGCTTTGAAATGGACAAAAGATGATGATGCTTTACATGATTCGTTTCGTTTAAAATTTGCTGTTAAATCAGTAGAAAGAGATCCTTCGTCGATTGCTAGTAAATTATTTTCTCGTAAACGACAGATTATTGAATTACCTTCTACAAGACGTGGTGGAAGAAAAAATAAAACCTACAAAAAACGTTCTTAATCAAATTATATTTTAGAAAACATAATTTGTAATAACTTTGTAAAAAATGTAATGTAAATATATATTACATGTTTCAAGAAACTCCACGAGAAATTCAAACAGTTCAAGGCGAAGTTAGTGTAGTTAAGCCAACTTCCAATTTTCCATCTTTACCATCATCTTTATCATCTATTTTTAATTCTAGTAGTCCTCCTTCTCCTACTTCTTCTTCTCCTGAAGTCCCCGATTCTACTTCATCCATCATTGAAGGAACTGTAAGTGTCCTTCCATTTTATCAAAGATTTTTCCAAAATATTAAATCCTACAAATTTTTACAAACACCGTTAATAATAGATATTGTTAAAGAAATAAAAGAATTAAGACTCAAACTTACAAGTCCTTACCATATAACCGACCAAATCCCTAATCTCATTAATCCTATAGGACAAAACGAAAGTAGTATAGCCGAAATGACAACTAGAGTAACAAATAAATCGGTTGAAAGAGTTGAAGAATTAAATACAAAAATCGGTGAATATGGTTTTAATTTTGTTCCTACAATTACAGATGTAACACAAAATATAAAAGATGGAATATTAAATGAAATCGAAAATGTCAATAAAACACTTGAATTAAAATTCAAAAATGTAATTATCAATAAAGTTAATGAATTAAGAACTGAGACATCCAAATCATATAACGCATATTTGAATGATACATTAAATTTAGATAAAATTAATACGCCGGGATATTATGATAGTGTTATAAAAATCGCAAAAACCGTTTTTGACCATAAATTAAAAACAAATGGATATTTAAACCAAACCGATAATATTACAGATGAACAACTGGATGTATTATTAAGATTAAATGGTGCTCAATATGGTGCTTATTTTTCTAATATAAGACCATCTGGTATAATTGTTCTACCAGGAACAATATATATTGGAAAAGGTAAAATAAAGAGCCGGAAAAGTGGCACACTTTTTGGATATTCTGAAATAGTAAAGGACTCCTTTTTAAATAAAGATGGTTCAATAACTGATTCTAATAATCAATATACTTGGGAAATAAATTACTCTCAAACAAATAAACTTAATTTTATAGGGCACAAAGGTGGTAATTATACAAGACGCAATTTTATCCCATCTAAGAATCGAACTCGTTCTGTTTCAAATATTCAGATATTAAAATCAAATAGAAACACCAAAAATAAACGAAGCAATGATAGAAGAACCCGAAAATCATCGAATCAAATATAAATCTGCCAAAATAGCAAAAATCATAGGCATTTGCCATGTGGAGAATCCGCGTCTATAATGAGTATCATTCAAAATATATACTCTGTAAGAAACCACCAAACTACACACTAATGCTACCACCAATGATAAAATTAAAATCCATTCTAAGTTATCAAACGCAAAACCCATATTATAAACTATATAAATATATTTTATAATATATTAAAGATGAAATACAAGGTAATAATTCACGATAGAAGTTATACATCGTGGTCGTATATAAACGAAGAAACCAATCAAGAAGAATCATACACAATAATCCCACCACCCACCAAATTGTTCTCTAAAGATATAATCCTTCATGACCCCATACAAAACACTGTTACACCGTTATATTCAAACGTCCGAACTACTTCACAAATAGCAGGGGTTCTCCTTCTTGATGGCAATAAAACCTTCGGAAGAATCAAAAACAAACTACTCTATAAATGCATACCAGATGATAAACATCTCCCTTTTTTCTTGGTTCCATGTGACCCAAAAATAGGTTTCTCTAAGGTTCTCAAAAATAAATATATCCTTTTTAAATTCGACCATTGGGAGAACCAACATCCACAAGGCATCCTAATAAATACGATTGGAACAACAGATAGCCTTGAATCTTTCTATGAATACCAATTATTCTGTAAAAGCCTTCATGTCTCTCTCAGCCAATTTACAAATACAGCAAGAGAACAATTACAAAAACAGTCCCAAGAAGAATACATCGACCAGATTCTTAAAAACCCCGATTTCAATATCGAAGACCGGCGTCAAACATCAAAACCTTTTTCTATAGACCCTGTAGGAAGTGTAGATTTCGACGATGCGTTTGATATCCATCTAAGAACCGACAGATTCCATCTAACGATTTATATTGCGAATATTTATGTATGGCTAGAAACACTTCATCTATGGAAATCTTTTTCCAACCGGGTAAGCACAATATATCTTCCTGACAAAAAACGACCCATGCTCCCGACGGTTCTCTCAGATAGTCTTTGTAGCCTTCAGGAGAACCAACCCCGGTTTGCCATCGCTCTCGATATGGATATAACCCCACAAGGCAAAATTATATCGACCTCCTTCAAAAATGTTATTATAAATGTCAAGAAGAATTATCGATATGAAGAACCACAGTTATTAGACCATCTACCATATCAATCCCTTTTTGACCTCTCGAAAAAAATGGACAAATCTATAACAGATAGCCACGATATAGTTACCTTCTGGATGATCCGAATGAACCAGATTTGTGGAGAACAATTGGCACAAATGAAACAGGGAATCTTCCGGAAAATAACAAACGTTTCTAACAAAACCCCCGAAATAATCCCCCAGGATTTGACGCCTGAAACACAGCGTACTATTAATTCGTGGAATTCTGTTTCAGGACAATATGTAAGATACGAAGAACAGGTCTATCACGATTTCTTGAAATGCGACCATTATGCTCAATCTACTAGTCCCATCCGTAGGCTTGTTGATTTATTGAACCTAATGGTTCTCTTGCAAAATTATAAACTTATACAGAACCCTTCGAAAGATGCCATCGAATTCTTGGATTCATGGCTTTCTAATCTAGAATATTTGAATATTTCTATGAGGTCCATACGGAAAATCCAGACAAATTGCGAATTATTACATAGATGTATAACGACACCTAGCCTGACACAAACCACTCATCAAGGAATCCTTTTTGACAAACTCCAGAAAAACGATGGTGCATTTATTTATATGGTCTATCTGGAGGAATTGAAGCTATTAAGCAGGTTAAAAACATATATAGAATATCCAAATTATACGGCGCATCAATTCCGACTTTTTCTTTTTGTCGATGAACATAATCTCCGACAAAAAATACGGGTCCAAATTATTTCGGATTTATAAACCGGATTGTTATGTTATTCCGGTAATATTTCTTTTTGACAATTTATATAAAAATATGATTATATTTATATAAATGAGAACCTGGGCTATTGTATCATTTTTTGTATTACCATTTTCTTTTGGATTCGATGAAATTTTCATTGAGAAATTCAAGAATTGGAGTGAGAAATTCAGAATTAAATTTCAGGACAAAAAACATTTTTACGATGTTCTCAAAAAATGGATTATAAACGACCAATATATCGATTTTATAAACTCTAATAATCAACCATATACTCTGGGTCATAATCAATTTTCGGGAATGGACGAATTCGATTTCATTCAATATGTCATGAACATTCCATTACAATCTTCAAACAAAGACCCCGAAAATAAATTATATAATACATCTTTGAACATTCCAAAAAGTATTGATTGGATAAGTGCTGGTGCTGTAACCCAAGTCAAAGACCAGGGACAATGTGGTAGTTGCTGGTCGTTCTCTACTACAGGAGCTTTAGAAGGCATTTATGCTATCAAAACTGGCAAACTAGTTTCTTTTTCCGAACAACAATTAGTTGATTGTGATACAATAAAAAATGGAGGCAAAGACCACGGATGTAATGGAGGACTAATGGATAATGCTTTTTCGTGGATATCCAAAAATGGGGGGCTATGTTCTGAATATGATTATCCGTATATTTCTGGAAATGGTCAAACAGAACAATGCCAGAGAACATGTCCTACAGTTCCAGATAGTAAAATTCAGGGGTGGATAGATGTTCAACCAACCGATATAGGACTAATGAGTGCGCTTTATCAACAACCGGTTTCGGTTGCCATTGAAGCCGACCAACGCGATTTCCAATTATATAAATCGGGAGTGTTTACTGGAAAATGTGGAACAACACTTGACCACGGAGTCTTGGCTGTAGGATATGGAACAGATGAATCCGGCGATTTTTATCTAATAAAAAATTCGTGGGGAACCACATGGGGGGATAATGGATATATTAAATTGGGAAGAGGTCCTGAATATAATAATGGTCAGGGTCAATGTGGTGTATTATTATCAGCGAGTTATCCGGTTCTCTAAATACAAATGGGTTTAGATATCATCAATCGACACTTCTTCGCCAGTCTCCATGAGAATAGCACCTTCTGTCGACGTCGTGATTTCCGCAACATCTTCGGATGTAAATACGAATTCATCTGTTTTTGCCGCTGCTTTAGAATCACCGAACATCTCTCGCATCGAACTATCTAGAAACTCTGTAGGAAATGTCGGACGCTGTTTCAATTGGTCGATTTCAATCGCTGAATATACTTCGAGAACATCGCATTCTTCTATTTTGTTCTCTTTCTTCGTGGCCCAATCACGAAGACCCACTAGAATAATTGTTCCTGCCCCGATTATATTTCGCCTTTTATTTTTTCCTGTAAATTTGCCTCGTATAATCGCTTGTCTTGAAACTGAATCGTCGCAAAATACTTCACAACGAGTTCCACCAAATATCTTTTTGACAATCGCATAATGTTCTTCTTCGCAGTCCGCCATACGAAGTTTAGAATAATGTTGACCCGATTCATTTTTACGTGCTAAGCCTTTAGAGCGGTTTCCACCAGTTGTGTTTTTGACCATCTTGTATATACAATACTAATTATGTATATTTTTCCAATCAATTTTATGAGTAAATAATATATGACCCATCAAACACAAAGTATATTAGATGTTTTCAATGTTTTCAATATATTGGAAAAGGAATTATTTAATACAAGAATAAATCAACCTATAAAGACAATCGGAGGAACAAGAGAACAAACTACAGAACCTTACAGACATTTTGAAGATACAATGAATGAAATATATGATTACGTAAAAGATGTTTTTGAAACGAATGAAAAAAATAAAAAAGACTATCGTGAATCAGTAAAAAAAATGGACAAAGATTGTGATTGTGATAAATATAAAGCGGATAAAATTCAGTCTTTTAAACCTTCTCTAAATGGTACATCTACTATTTTTACATTAAAAGAAGCACAACGAACTAATTCAGAAACGAAAATAAAAAATGAATGGATTTTATAATTCTTCCTACTATTACTACCCTTTTCCTCACACATTCAATCGAGACACACATTATTATTAATATGAAAAAGAGAGGAATAAAAAGGGTAATGTAAAAATTGTGAGTGAAATTCTTCCAAATCATTC